ATGAAGGTAGTTTCCGCAACTCTCGCCGCGCACCTGGCCGGCGAGGTCACCACGCTCGCTACCTGCTGGCGCATCACGCGGCTGGACGGGCGGGAGTTCCTCTTCACCGATCACGACCGGGACCTCCTGTTCGAGGGTAACGTCTACAAGGCCAGCGCCGGCTACTCCCGGACGGCGATTGCCAACGATTCGAGCCTCAGCGTCGACAATCTCGATGTCGAGGGCGTCTTCGACAGCGTCGCCATCACCGAGCAGGAGCTGCGTGCCGGTCTGTTCGATCAGGCCGAGGTGCGGATCTTTCTCGTCAACTGGGCCGATCCGTCGATGGGCTCGTTGCGCATGCGCCGCGGCTGGTTCGGCGAGGTGACACTCAGCGAGCAGGGCGTCTTCCGAACCGAGCTGCGCGGCATGACCCAGGCGCTCCAGCAGCGCATCGGCGAGCTCTACAGCCCCGAATGCCGCGCGGACCTCGGCGATTATCGCTGCAAGGTTCCCATCGACCCACCTGACATCGCGCGTTCGACCGCATACGTCGCCGGGCAGGTGGTGCGCGTGCGGACGACCGGCACGCCGGTCACCAGCGTGCTGCCGGTCGTGAACGGCGGGTTCGAAGCGGATGGTGCCGGTGACGGTGCCGGCTTCACGCCCACCGGCTGGACCAAGGTGTCCGGCGACTGGGACGTGCACGACGCCAGCAACGGCGGGCTGTCGCCAGCGGCGGGCGGCTTCTACCTCGAAGGCGGCAGCTCGGCTTCGGGTGAGCTGGCGCAGTCCATCGACCTGGTCTCGTCCGGTCTCGATCCGGCACAGATCGATGCGGACGCCTATCGGCTGGATGTGTCGGTGAGCCGGGCGAACTCGTTCCCCGACGATCTGGGGCGCGTCGTCGTCGAGGCCCTGGACGTGGCTGGCGATGTCCTGTCCACCATCCTCGATACAGGCTTCGAGGCCATTGTCCCGGAAGACTGCTGGGTGCAACGCGGTGCCTCGCAGACCCACCTTCCGTCGGGCACGCGGGCTCTGCGGATCCGGCTGCTCCATCAGCGCGTCGCCGGCAGCGAGTCGAACGCTGCCTTCGATGCCGTCTCGGCGACGGTGACGGACACGACGGCATCGATGCCGACCGCCGCGGACTTCGAGAACCGCATCTATCGGTGCGTCGTCGCGGGGACCACGGCGGTGGCACAGCCCGAGTACAACACGACCGTCGGCGAGCAGACCGCGGACGGCAGCGCCATGTTCGAGGCGCTGGAAGCCTGGAGCCGTGCCGGTGTCGTGACCGACGTGGCCGATCGTGCCAGCTTCACCGCCTCGATCGACGAGCCGCGCGCTGTCGACGGCTGGTTCGCCGGCGGTGTGCTGACGTGGGAGACCGGCGCCAATGCCGGCCGTTCGATCGAGGTGAAGAGCTGGACGCAGGCCACCGGCCAGATCGAGCTGTTCCTGCCCATGGGCTACGCGATCGCGAACGGTGATGCTTTCCGCATCCATCCCGGCTGCGACAAGCGCCTCGAGACATGCATCGACCGCTTCGCCAATGTTCTGAATTTTCGCGGCGAGCCCTACGTGCCGGGGCAGGATCTGCTCATGAGCTATCCCGATGCGCGTTGAGTCGGCGAGCACGGCGTACTCTCTGCCCAACAGAGTTCGTGCAACCGAAAGCCTTTCTTTGCGGTCGGGGCGAGAACTGGCCATAGACTACGATTGCTCATCCACCGTTTTCCACTTCTGCAGCTGGATTTGGCGAGTCCGCTTTGTCATCGACATTCGACGCAGAAGGGGGCGCCTCGCTCGTGGTTTCTCGACTCGCAGCCTCACCTGCCCAATAGGCATGCCATCCACCCACGCTGTACATGATCGCGAAAAAGTGCAGACCCCAGAGCAATACCAAAAACACCAAAAGACAAAAGGAGGGCATATCTGGTTTATTACTAGATCTAATTTGCGCGTTTTCCTTGTTGCTTGAATTCCTAAGTGCAAAGAATGATGGCCCGACGTCTGGCACTTCGTCCCGCTGCCAATAATGCTCAGCACGCTTTGCAACATTGCTACACTTGCGCTGTTGAATCTGAAGATAATGATTTGCCAGATATATCGCGGCGAATACACCAAGCATCACGCCAGGCAAGATAAACCGAAATTCATAAATCTTCAGCACATCAGTATCTTTGGCAACAAACGTGATGAGCGCTACCAGGATGATCGCCGGCGCCCAGGCGATCTGCGCTCGCAAAGTGCCAAAGTACCGGTAAGCATTCATCCCTTCCGAATAATGGGCTTTCAGCAGATCTCGATGTTGATTTGATGGCGTGGCATCGTCGACAATTTCCGCTGCAACGGTACGCTTGGTCGGGTCTGTGGCATTCGAGATCGAGACCCTGACGTTGACTGTGTCGCCCATGGGATTCTCCCGAAACACGGAACAAGCCATTCTACACGCCCGGACACGAAGGATCGAGAGGCATCTGCCCCGCGACCGGCGAGTCGCCAGGATCAATACGGTCGCGGGAACCTCGTCAACCTTTCGGCTTGCAACGGTTTGGAGAGGGCTCGGGACACTCGGAGCCGCCTTCTTGGGAACACAGCTCGCGACTCCTGATGCCGGTCGCACGCGTGATCGCTCGCCTTTTGCAGTGGGTACCGCCTTGGAACGCTCTTTCGATCAGACCTCGGGAAGACAGCCGACCATTGGTTCGGAAGCAGTTATTGTAGTGGCGCGGAGCTGGCTCGGTGTGCCCTGGCGCCACCAGGGCCGCACGCACCAGGGCATCGACTGCGCGGGGCTGGTGGTGCTGGTCGGTCGTGCTCTGGACCTCAGCGACTACGACACGTCGGCTTATGGCCGTCGACCCGCGGGCCAGGGCTTCGTCCAGCACTTCCGCGCCGCCATGGACGGCATCCCGCTGCCCGAGGCCGAACCGGGCGATGTCCTGGTCTTCGCCGATGCCGCCTATCCCTGCCATTGCGGCTTCCTCACGACGAAGCACGATCAGCCGCATCTGCTCCACGCCCATGCGCTCAGGCGCAAGGTGATCGAGGAGCCCTATGCCGGCGAGTGGCCGGCCAGGGTCAAGCTCGCCTTCCGCTTTCGTGGCCTCCCTCACACCAGCTGAGATCTCGTCATGGCGTTACTGGTTGCTGCCGGCGGTGCCGCGCTGGGCACGGCGATCGGCGTCGGTCCAGGTGCCGGCTGGCTGGCGGGCTCGGCGCTGGGCAATGTGCTGTTCCCCAGCCAGGGGCCGGAGAGCCGGGTCGAGGGCCCGCGGCTCGGCGACCTGACCGTCACCTCTTCCGCCTACGGTGCCCCGATCGCCATCGCGTATGGCACGCTGCGCCTGGCGGGGAACATGATCTGGTCCTCGGGGATCGCCGAGCAGCGGAACGTTGTGCGCAGCCAGGCCGGCGGCAAGGGCGGCGGCGGAGCGAGCCAGACCGCGGTGAGCTATGCCTATGCCGCCTCCTTCGCCATTGCCTTCGCCGAGGGACCGGCCGAGGACGTGCTGCGGATCTGGGCGGACGGCAAGCTCGTCTATGATAAGACGGGCGCCAGCCCCGACGTCGCCAGGCCGAACCTCAGGTTTCGTTTCCACCCGGGCTCGGAGAACCAGCTCGCCGATCCCTTGATCGAGGCGCATGTCGGTGCCGGACGTGCGCCGGCCCACCGCGGACTCTGCGCCCTCGTCTTCGAGGATCTGCCGCTTGCCGACTTCGGCAACCGCATTCCCAACATCACCGCTGAGATCACCTTCCGCCGCGCGGCGCAGCAGCCCTACCAGCTGCTCGATGTCATCACCACCGGCGAGGGCGGCTACTTCGGCAGCTATCAGATCGATGACCTGGCGGTCGACTGGCGCCGTGGCTACGGCTTCTTCCTGCATAGTGACGCCGACGCCTCAAAGGCTGGCATTCGGCGCTTCGACCTCCGCACCATGCAGGAGGATCGGCAGGCGCGGATGAGCGACGTCACGAGCGTCTCGCCCAACAATTTTCCGGGCACCCTCTTCTGCGGGGAGGACGGTCATCTCTACCTGAACGCAGGACTGGGCAACTCGCGTCCCATCCTGCGCATCGAGCCCAATGCGCTGAAGGAGATGGGCCGGTTCGGTGTCTCGAGCTCGGCCGTCGCCAACACCACCACCAGCTTCGCCTGGTCCCGCTGGCTCGGCGTGGTCAGCGCCTACGGGCCAACCGGTCGGGTGGATTTCCTGCTGACGGGGTCGCTCTTCGACGCCATCGGGCTCCTTCGCGCCGACACGATGAGCTACGTCTGGGGCGCCGGGCAGACGGTGACGGAGCCCCGCGTGCGCGGCGTCGTCGGTGGTGCGGTCGGCGAAGGCTTCGGCGATGGCTGGCTGCTCGGCAGCGGCACCAGCACGAGCCACGGCGACCTCGGTCTCTATCGGCTGCGTGTCTCGGTCCTCGCTCGGTATGACGCTCTCACCGGCCAGTCCCTCGGCGTCTCGTTCGAGAAGGTGGCGAGCTTCGACCCTGCAGATATCGAGACCGGTGCCAGCGGCTTCCACGGTGACGCCGGCGGGCTCACCTACGATGCGACCGACGACAGCGTCGTCTTTCAGGTACGCCTGTCGAACGGCGGGTCGCCCGGGACGATCCATACGCTCAAATGGCGTGCGGATGTCGGCATCGTCTGGCAGACCGCGGTCCCGATCCAGATCAACTACGAAGGGCCCTCTTTCGGGCAGAGCCGGCTGCGTGGCCAGCGCTGGACGCTGATGCGGGGCACCCGGGTCATCCAGCTCGACACGGCGACGGGGGAGCTGGTCCTGGACGAGACCTGGCCGGGCACTGTCAACGAGGGCGGGGCGCAGGTCTATGACGCCGTGACCGACACGCTCCTGGTGCACGGCAGCAGCGGCTGGGCCAGGCTCTTCCTCAATCGCGGTGGCGGCGAAGGCGAGACCCTCTCCGCCATCGTCTCGGATCTCTGCGCCCGCGCCGGTCTCGGTCTTGCGGACATCGATGTGGCCGAGCTCGACGACATCGTGCCCGGCTATGTGATCGGACGGCAGACAACCGTCCGCGGCGCCATCGAGCTGCTCGCCCAGGCCTTTTTCTTCGACGCCGCCGAGAGCGACGACACCTTGCACTTTCGCAAGCGGGGACGGGCACCGGTCGCCACCATCCCGGCCGAGCTCCTCTTGCCGCTCGACAGCCAGGCGGGTGAGAGCTGGCGCGAGCGGCGCACCCAGGAGGTGGAGCTGCCGGAGCGGGTCAGCGTCGTCTACATGGACCGGGACGCCGACTACCAGCAGGGCACGCAGAGCGAGAAGCGCGCCTCCCTGCCGCTTGCGACCATGCAGTCGCGCAACCAGACGAGCCTCGAGCTGGCGCTCGCCATCGACGCCACGACCGCCAAGCGCGTCGCCGCCAAAACACTCTACGGCGCCTGGGTCGAGCGCAGCGCCTATGAGGCCCAATTGCCGCCCGATTGGCTGCGTCTCGACCCGACCGACGTGGTGGACGTGGTCTTCGCGAGCGGCTCGACGTTCCGCACGCGGATCACCCGCCTCGATGTCGGCGCGGACTTCTCGCTTTCCCTGAAAGGCGTCTCCGAGACGGTCGCCACCTACGTCTCATCGGTGGCAGCGGACGGGGGCTCCGGCAGGCCGGTTCAGGTCATTGCGGCACTTGCAGCCACACGGCTGATCCTGCCGGACCTGCCGCTGCTGCGCGACATCGACGATGCCGGCGCCGCAGGCTCACGGCTCTACTACCTGATGGGCGGCTTCGGTGGCCCGGGCTGGCCCGGCGCCGCCCTCTACCGCAGCGCCGATGGCTCGGCCTGGGCGCAGGTCGGCCGCGGCCTGAGCGAGGCGGCATGGGGTGCGGTGGCCAATGCGCTGGGCAGTCCCACATCGCCGTTCAGCACCGATGAGGTGAACAAACTCACGGTGTTCATGACGACCGGTGGCGAGCGGCTGGAGAGCGTGACCCAGGAGTTGCTCGTGAATGGAGCGAATGCCGCCCTGCTGCTCAAGGCGAATGGCGAGCCGGAGATCATCCAGTTCCGCGACGTCGTCCTGAACCCCGACGGCTCCTACACGCTACAGGGGCTGCTGCGCGGTCGCCGCGGGACCGACGTCTTCGTCGAAGGCCACACGGCCGGCGAGCTGTTCGTCCTGCTCGATGCGGACGATGTCGAGACCATGGTCACCGCACTCGGCGACCTGGACCTGTCGCGCTCCTGGAAGGCGGTCGGCTTCGGCACGCTGTTCGAGGATCCCGAGACCCTGACCCGGAGCCACACCGGCCGCGATCTGAAGCCCTACGCGCCGTGGAATGTCCAGGCGGCGCTGACCGGCAGCCCGGCCGACATCACCCTGTCTTGGGTCCGTCGCACCCGCATCGGTGGCGAGCTCAAGGACGGCACCGGCACGGTCCCCCTCGGCGAAGCCAGCGAGGCCTACGAGGTCGATATCCTCGACGGCCCGGGTGGCGTCGTTAAGCGGACGCTCGCCTCGACCAGCCCCTCCGTCCTCTACGCCAATGCCGACATCCTCGCCGACTTCGGCGCCATGCCGACGACCATCTCCATCAACGTCTATCAGCTGAGCGCGACCGTCGGCCGGGGTTTCCCGCGAGCCGTCACCCTGGAGATCACCTGATGTCCAGCCCCAACCTCGCCATCACCCATGTCGCCGCCGCACAGAACCAAAAGGAGGTGACGATCAACGACGCCATCGACGCGCTCGACCTCGCCATCACCGGAGCACTCGAGGTCGACTGTACCGCCGGCGGCACTATCAGTATCACGCCGACCGTCATGCGCCGGAACGTCTCGCTGGTGCTGACCGGAGCCCCGGCCGCGAATTTCACGCTGCAGCTGCCGGCGGTCCGCAAGCTCATCCTCGTCCAGAACACGACGGGGCAGGCAGCGGCGGTCACCGGCCCCTCCGCCGGCACCGGAATCCCGGTCCTGCCCGGGCAGCGGCACCTCCTCTACGCCACCGACACCACGGTCGTAGCGATCGATTCCACGCTCGGTGCCAGCGGTGTCACCCCCGGCAGCTACGGCGACGGCAGCAATGTTCCCCGGATCACCGTCGACACCCAGGGGCGGGTCACCAGCCTCACCACCCTGCCCGTGGCCGGCGGCGGGGGTGGCGGTGGTGTCGCCTACTGTGCCGGAGCAACGGGCGGCACGGGCGCCGGCTCGACCACCGCCTTCGCCACCAAGGGGCTCTTCTTCGTCCCCGACACGCAGATCATGGTGAGCCACGTCTGGGGCTCGGTCGCCGCCGTCGCCACGGGCCAGGACCACCACGCCCGGATCGCCGAGATCAGCGGCCCGTCCGCTCTCGATACGATCACCGCGGTGCTCGCCACCAGCGCTACCCTCCAGACCGTCTCGACCGACCTCCGCCTCTATCGCTATCCCTTCGCCTCACCCGTCCTCCTCGAACCCGGCAAGACCTACCTTCTCGCGACCGTCAACGCCGCAGGCACCGGCACCACGGCCAACCGGACCGCCTCGGTCGCCAGCGGCGCCAACACCGCCTGGGACCTCAACGCGCCGGGCCAGACGCTCTGGGGAACGGCCCAGTTCGACACCATCGGCCTCGCCATCGGCCAGGTCCCTGCCTCGTTCGGTACCGGCAAGTACTGCATCGCCCTGGAGGGAGCCGTTGTCTGA